GTTTGTCTGTCAAACGCAAATACAATTGCAAGCCCTATCTTTCAATCGCTCGGAATAATTGACAGCGTTAACAAAATGGCGTTGAAAGGAAAACAGGAATGTATATTGCCAGAACGCGGTATTGCAGTTTTCATCTTCCGTGATTCGCCTATATCAGAAGCAAAGAAGAATACAAGTCTTTACAAAGCAAGCGCCGACGGTGATTTTGCAACAATGGCATTAAAAAACGACTTTGACGCGTCAACATATATGTTTATCGGTGCGAAACCAATTGAAGAATACCGGATATTGTCGCAGGTGGGCGACGATGTTTATATTTACAAGCACAAAAGCAATAATGACTATTATGTTACGCGGCATAGAAGCGGCACACCGAAGCGCGTATATAACGATGATGAAATGAGCAAGCGCAGATTTAAAAGGGCAGAAACAAACTTTCTTGACGCATGGCTTCATGGCAACATAACTTTTTCTGACTATTACTGCAAATATGTCTTGACAAATATTCTATAAATATATTACCATAATATCGGCGGCAAGGTGTGCAAAGTCAACCGCTCGGAAGGCGGGCACATGGGGCAATGACACCCCGTAAACCTTGCCGCACGATTATAATAAGAGGTGAAAGCGAATGAAGGTTATATTTGTTTACACTGACAGTAATGCACCGTCTTGTGTAGCCGCTTCGGGCATCGTGAAAATTGAAGAAGCGACCGTTAACAATGAGGCGGCAATACAGGTAACGAACACGGGCGGCAACGTGACAACGTTCCTAAAGTCGAGGGGACAGCTTGCGCTGTTGTGGGAGTGAGAAAATGAACGATACAACCACATTTTCGTTTTCAATTGTGCAATTGGAAGCATTAACACCGCAGATTAAAACAGGCGCGGTTATCCTGTTATTTATCCTTTTTGATATTATAACAGGGTTGATAAAGTCACTTGCTTCACATTCTTATGAATCAAGTGTTATGCGGCAGGGGCTTTTTCACAAGCTCGGGGAAATTGTTTGTTTTATTTTTGGTGTGGTATGTGATATCTTTTTGCCCTATTTGGGCGTATCGTTGCCCGTCTCAATTGCACAAAGCATTTGCGTCTATATCGTTATTATGGAGATAGGTAGCGTTATTGAAAACATAGGTGCAATAAACCCCGATTTGGCGAAATATCTTCATAAGATTTTTGCAAAGTTTGAAGAACCGAAAGACGCAGAAGTTGCGACCATTGAAGAAACAGAAAGGAATCAAAAATGAAGTTATCCGAAGTTATTGCGCTGATTGGCGCAGGCTACACAAAAGCCGATATCGAAGCTATGGAAGCGGGAGAGGTGAAAAAGGAGACCCCGAAACAGGTTGACGAACCGAAACCCGAAACAGAAACTAAACCCGAACCGAAACCCGAACCGCCGAAAGCGGACAACAGCGAATTGCTTGATGCAATTAAAAGTTTGACCGCGGCTGTACAGCAGAAGAACGTAAGAAACAGCACACAGCCAATCGACACAAAAACAGATATCAAGGCAGAAGCTGACAAAGTGCTTTTGAATCTTTACAACAATTAATTGCACTTAGAACAACGATTTTATATTTAAGGAGAATAATTGCATGGATTTTGAAATTAAACAGGCGGCGACCCTGTTAAACGCTATTGTAGCACAGCAGACCGGACAGACAGCACTGGCGGCAATCAACAACATGGATGATTTCATCTCTGTTGCAGAGACCGCACTGAAAACAGGGCGCGACCCTGTTATTAACGCAATCTCACAGGTATGGCGCGATACCGTTTTTGCTGTCCGTGATTATGATATCCCCCTGTCAACTCTCCGGATGACAGCGCAGAGATACGGCAATGCAACACGCAAGCTTTCCCCCGAAGCTATGACCATGGAAGATGATGAAGCCGCAAAATACCCCGTATTTTACGACGCGGCGCAGAATCCGCCCATGGGTGACGGACAGAGTGTAGACCATTACAAAATCAGAAAGCAGAAAGTGCTTCAGACCGCTTTCTATGGCTCGCTGGCGTATGAGCAGGTCTACACGATTTTCCGCGACGCCTTTGATTATGCGTTCCATAACCCTACCGAATTGCTAAGATTTTCACAGATGAATGTAACGGAACGCATGAATGACCGCAGAAGTTATGAAGAAGCAAAAGCCCGCGCGCTTCAGCTTAACTTTGCCGCCGCGCTGATTGATGAAAACCAGAGCGACCGCGTTGTGCATCTTCTTTCAGAGTATAACACGGCAACAGGTCTTACACTCACTGCTACAAGTGTTTATCAGCCCGCAAACTTCGAGGCGTTCATCCGTTGGGCGTATGCACGTATTAAAACAATCGTTGGGCTGATGGCACACCGCAGTGAAGCTTTTCAGACGGTGCTGACAGGTCATACCGTTCTCCGTCACACCGACGCGCAAAATGTCAGAATTGCTCTTTATCGTCCGCTCATGGAGCAGATCAACAGTATGGTGCTGTCGGGGCTTTATCATAACGACAAGATGACCTTGCCGACGTATGAAGCTATTGACTATTGGCAGAGCATTGACACACCGGCGGGCGTTAGTATCACCCCTGTTTACACCGGCGCAAACGGTGCACAGAAAACGGGGCAGGCTGTAAATACTGATAAACTGATTGGCATTATTCATGATAAAGATGCAATCGGCTATGCTTGGATTAATCCAACGGCGGCTGTGACCCCTCTGAATGCGGCCGGTCTCTATTACAATGAATTTTATCATGCAAAATTCTGCACATTGAGCGACGTGTCCGAGAAGGGCGTTGTGCTTCTGATGGATTAATAAAGCTGTTTCGGGGCGGCGCGGGTTTCCTGTTTTTGTTCCTTACCCGCGCCGCGTTTATAAAATAATGGGGTGATTCGATGCAAGTTAAATTTTGGAATTATGCAAAAAGAAATAATTCAACCGCTACACCGTCAGACTCTCTTGCCGTGTCTGTTGATTGTGTACTGAAAGCACCGACAAACGTAATGAAACCGACGCTTGAATTAACAGGTTTAACTTGGCTTGAATCAAGAACATATATCCGTTATAATTACGCATATATCGCAGATTTCTTACGTTATTATGTTATTAAGAATTGGCATTTTGTAAACGCAAAACTTGTTGCGGATTTGGAAGTTGATGTTTTGGCAAGCTATAAAACTAATATTCGTTCTTCTACGCAATACGTTTTGCGCTCGGCTTCAAGTTGGGATGATTACATTACAGACACTAAATACCCCGTAAAGGCGCAAGCACCTACAATTTCGGCAGGCTATTTTGCACCGAATCCGCTTTTGCCGCCGCAGAATGCAGATGGCGTTGTTGTTGTCGGCATTGTCAATAAAACGGGCAGTATAACGGGTTGCATCACATATTACGCGCTTGGCATATACGCCTTTTCGGAATTGTGTTCAAAGCTTTTCAACCTCTCGACACAATGGGGAGACGGTGGTGCAGATATTGCTGATGGCATTAAAAAAGCAATTACAGACCCTTTCCAATATTTCGTTTCGGCTGTATGGTTGCCGTATGTACCTGTTGATTTTACAAACCGCGGTTTAGCTGTACAGACAAATGCGGTTTTTTGCGGCTATGACACTATTGTGTTGACTAATTATGCTTATCAGTTTGTTGACTCAATACAAATTGCTTTTACGAATTTAATAACTTTTAATGTGCCGTCACATCCACAGGCATCCCGCGGAAACTATATGAACACTGCACCATATAGTCGTTATTTTCTTTCGTTCTATCCCTTTACGGCATTATGTGAGTTAGATAGCTCGGCGTTTATGGGGCAGGGAAATCTATATGCCGTCTATACTGTCGATCTACGAACGGGAAAAGCGATTTGCAGTATTTGCAAAACTGTTTATGGCACAAGCTATGCCGATTGGCAACCCGCGCAAATTATCCGCGCTTTTGAAGCGCAAGTTGGTGTGTCAATTCCAATCGCCGCAATTCATACAGCGCTCCCGCAGTCTATTGCAGACGGTAAAATGATGGCAATAGGTGCAGGCGCTACAGCGGTTTCTAATTCTGGCGGCTTTAAACAGACATTGAAAAAGATTTGGGCTACATCTTCTCAAGCTGTCGGTGCTTTGTTCAACGCAGATGAACAAACAATGCAAGGCGTTTACGATCTAATAGGTGCCGAACCGTTTAACGGTGGTGATGTTTCAAAAATTGTTGAAGGCACTTTTGCATCAAAACAGACTGTTGAGTTGAGCGGCTCGCAGGGAACAATGTCGTTTAACTACAGAATGCCTATAGCATTTTGGGCGGAATTTGTAAACGCTGTTGATGACAATGTAGCGTTAAATGGTCGCCCGCTTTGTCAAAGTGTCGCGCTCTCTACATTGGCGGGCTTTGTATGCTGTGATAATCCGCACATTATCGCGGCGGGCGCTTACCCGTCAGAAATTGCCGAAATTGAAAACTTGCTTGCAAGCGGTATTTTCTTGGAGTGATTTATTGTGTGGCATGCAAAAAGAACATACGGCTATTTAAAAGAGAGCGCAGAAGCAATTGACAACGCGACAGAAATTGCTAACCAGTTAACGGGCTATGGGTGGACTATTGACGCAATTTGCGCCGCGCTTGGCAATCAAGAGGGCGAAAGCGGATATAATCCGTGGCGTTGGCAATATGAAGAAGTTTTACCATACGGAGATTCTCGAATTGGCGAAATTGGCGGCGGGAATACACAGCACGCCTACGGTCTTTTCCAGCAAGACCCCGCCGCAAAATATTTGAAGCGCCCTTATGCTATGGCACTGTCAACTTACGCGCCAAACTACGCCGACAGAGCAGGGCAACCGCACGACGGAAACGCACAGGTAAACTATCTACACTGGATATGCTCAAACCCAAACGGCGGGGAATGGCAGTCAAGCGGCGGTTGGGGCGCGGAATATAAAATGCCGTATAGTGATTTTATCGGCAATTTACGTGGTCAGTCTATAAATTTTCTCACCCACACATTTTTCTACGGTTATGAGCGCGGAACATGGGGAGAAAACCGCGTAACTGCCGCGGAATATTGGTATAATTATTTCGGCGGACACCCGCCGGCACCGCCAAAGGATAACGGCGCATGGTATGCCGTGCTTCACAAAGTAATAAGACGCCGCAATTCCGGCTTAGTCTTAAAAAGGGGGATGTTTAATATTAAATGAATATGCCAATACCTTTTCACATAGAAAATCTTGTTGAATCATCCTATACGCCGCATGGTGTGATAAAAACAAATAATGCTTCTTTTCACTTCTTCTGTCGCTATCTTTGGGAAAAGATTCTCTCAATATTCAAGTTTGATTTGCCGCCGACTTTTGGTAAAGAGTTATTTCTAAATGCACTATTTGGCAACGGTGTTGTGACAGTGGTTGATACACCAAAATATGGCTTGCTCGCGCAGTGGGGA